GTTGCTCAACAGCATGTCGACCTGGTCCACCAACGGCGTCGGCACGTTGCCCAGCACTGCCAGATCCATCAGATCGCAGCGTCGCAGCCGCACGCTCAGACCGCTCTGCAGCTCGAACTGCTCGCCCTCGATGCGTTTTTCACGCCAAGATTTCAGATCCATTGCCTCTCTCCTCGTGCAAAATTACTACCGCTAATGCAAGTTATCAGTGGTCACTGATCTGGATAGAGCCAGGCCGTCAGGTCGCTCGCCTGGGCCGTGCATCAGCTTGAACTGGTGAAGATGCCCGGCGCACCCGGTAGGGGAGACGCCCCTCGACATGGAAGTCGCGCTGTCTCACGTCCTAAGACGCGGCGCCCTCGCTGGGCCTGGCTACTATCCTTTCCTGCACTAGGTCGTCGGCAGTGTTGCAGCCGTCTCGTTCTGGACGATATCCATGATGCCGTTCGTCCCATCATCGATGGCGATCCCACTGCATCGCGTGATGTAGAACTGGCCATCCTGAAAGCTGCCCTCGATCTGCCCGGTGCATTTGCACTTGAACAGTTTGACGTGTACGTCATCCGATCCGTCGCCCAGGCTCTTGCCGTACAGCTTGAAATACGGCATGTCGTCGCCCGCATCGAAGCTCAGCGTGGTCGTCTCGCTCGGCGTAGTCCCGGCAACCACGGTTGCATTGCCCACCATGATCGCCAGCGCGTCCAGGTCGATCCCGCCCGCTTCCAGCTCCCATTCAACTGCCTCGACAAACGACACAACAGCCTTCAGCGCATCGTCGCCGCTCAGCTCGCCGCCCTTGAGCCGCACACGCAGCCCGAGGGTGCGCGATACGGGCAAATCTTTCTGCGTAGTACCGGCGATGTTGGTCACCTTCACGTCACGCAGGCCAAACAATTTATTTCCGTAGCTGCTCATACATCCTCCTCGCTCATCATCTCATCATGGTAACAACAGATGTTGTTTACCGCTCGGGCAGCCGGTAAGCGCCCACCAGCACATCAGCCACCGCGCTGAAGGTCACCCACACGTAACCGTCGGCCTGGTTGTAGCTGGCCGGGAACGGGCCGATGTCCAAGAAATCCAAACCGTCTGCATCCCCGGTCGCCTTAACTGTCACGGTACGATCGGTGACTGCCAGGCCGTCCACCGTCTGTGTGACATCAATCGTCGCCGTGATGTCGCCCACGCTGTTGTTTTTGATTCGCAGCATGGTGCGCCCGTCGTTCAAGAACTTGTTCCCGTGGGTCGCCGTCGGGGCGATCATCTGCTCCGTCACCGACTTCCCGCTCCGGCTGATCTCCTGCACTGTCAACGCCACTGCGCTCGCGTATGGCATAATCCAACTCCTCTCCGTTTTGTTGTTCCTCCACCACCTCGAAATCGGGGCGTGGATAGGTTAATAGGTTCATCAGGGTGGCCTCGTCGGTCACGTCCTGGATGTATCCATTTTCTTTTTCCCAGCGGTACGGCCCGATCACCCGCACGCCCGCCAGCCCAACGTATTTGATCTTCATAGCAACCTCGTCACCTGGTATGTGCTGATCGCCAGGCTGCAATCCAGTGCCTGGTCTCGCAGATTTTGCGTATCATTCACCCATGCCACCTCCCAAACATTGTCTCCAATCTTCTGCCGGTTTAGCAGCTCACGCACCCGATCCACCGCCGGCCCGATCGACGCGTACCCGCTCAGCTCGTAAAAATACACTCGCAGGTAGAGCTGCGCGCTGATCCCATCCTCTACATATGGCCCGGTCTGCGCCTGGTTGCCCTGGTTGACCAATGCACACGGCATGATCTCCAGGTTGGCGTCAAACGCATCCGGCGTACCCTGGCGCGTGATCTCTGTCTGGCTGTAGATCCCGCCGGTTAGGTAATCCATCAACGTGCTGTCCGCTTCCAAAACTAACATCACATCATCGATCATAGACCACCACCCAGACCTAACTGTTTCCACAGCGCATCTTCAGATCCATCCAGCCACACGCCCAACGCCGTGAAATAATTGCTTTGGCTCATATCGAGCTGTGTCACGCCCTGTCCCATGCCCAACCCCAGCGTGGCTGCATACGCATCCATTGCTGGCCAGCTGTTGCCCTGCAGCCACCCATTCAACTGCCCTGCGAACTGGTCAGCATCCATCAGCACCGCCGTTTTGTAGCAGATGCAGTTCGGGTGCAGCGGTAGGCTGATCGTGCCCTTCGGGTACACCCCATCGCCGTTATCGCCGCCCCTGGCCACGTCATCGCAGATGTCTTCCTTCGGGTGCGACCCGCTCAAGATCACCTGCTCCTGCTCAATCCACGGCTGGGCCGCCATCAACGCGTCGGAAGTGCTGTGGTGCGCCGCCTGGATCTCCGTCCTGGCCAACCGCAGCGCATTGTACGATACGCCCCGCCCATCGCAGTCTTCGCCGCTCAACAGCCCGCGCCGGTCACCGCTGGCAATGTCTTTCTTCGTCAACCCGTACAACCGCTGCCGTGTCCATCTCGGGCAGTCCTGCCCGGCGCCAAGGTAATTCTCCAGGTTGCGCGCCACTTCCCAAGCACTGCTGCCATCGCTCACGCCTGCAAACAGGATGCGCTGAATGTTCGTCAATGAGCTATTGCCCAGGTTCCAGATGCGGGTGCTCATCTGCAGGCCGTCGCCGTAAATCCTGCTCCGCGTCGCATCTAACAGCGCCTGGAGCTGATCCTGGAACACGTAATCTGTGGTCATCGCCTCGCGCTTCGGCTGGGTGCCCTTGCCGTAGATCAACCGCTGGTGATATACCGCCATGGTCCCGAACGGGATCTCGCTCGCCGCGCGCTGGGCTGCCTTGAACAAGGCCTCCCACTTCGCAAACATCGCCATCCACTCCCGTTCGATAGCTGCCCTGGCGCGCGCCAGGGCTAACCCTGAAAGCGTCCCGTCTGCCCCGGCTGCCGCAATCAGCTCGGCCTTGGCCCGCTTGCCAAACTCTCCGATCATTTCGTGCGTCTGCCCGATCACGAAGATCTGCAAGCGCATCAGCGCTGTCTGCTGTACCTTGCCCATGCGCGCCAGCGGTACACGGTCCAACTTTTGCACCGCGCGCTGCCGGGCCTCGCCCAACTCCATCGCATCCAAAATCGCAGAACGCCTATTCATGATCGGAACACTACTGCTAAGGTTCATTAGCGGCCCCAATTTCAGCGCCCATGCGCGCCGCTTCTGTTTCGCTGGCCAGCGCGCTCAGGTCGATCCCTGGCAGGAACTTGCCCAAAATCTCGAACACCGCTTCTTGACCCAGGCCCAGGGCCATCAGCCTCAGCGCCGCGTCCGCAGCATCCCGCAAGTCGGCCGCCGTCAGGCTGCTCTTTACCTTCCAGATGATCTCGTAATCCAGCCCCTCCGGCAGGATCCCCGCCAGTAGCCATTGTCGTTCAAGCAGCGGCACTACTAGCTCATCCTCAACCCATTGCGTGATCTGCTCCAACGCCCGTTGGTATTGCTCCGACTGCTCCTCGAGCACGTCCCGGTTAAGATCTTGGCCGTAGCCCATCAATGCCATTGGCACCGGGCTTGGCATCCACCACGTGCGGATGTGGTGCATCACGTCCTCGATCTGGCTCAGGTTAGCATCGCCCTGCACCACGCTGATCGACCCCGCCCGGTTGCTGAAGAAATCTGCCACTGCCGCAAATGGATTCTCCAGGGCATCCTGGTTCTTAGCCTTGTATTCCTCGATCTCGCCCGGCGTTGCACCATCCAGCACGTGTAAGAACTTCATGCCGGCCCGCGTCTTGCGCCGCACTGCAATATCCAGTTCGCCCTCGGTCATGCGCTTCCAGGCGCTCGTTGAACTCTCGAACAGCGGTGACCCGTACCGGTTGCCCTCATCATGATCCCAACGGGCGTGGATGATCTGCCAATCTGCAAACCACAGCGCATCATCTGGGGGATAATCCATCACCCAGCTCTCCGGCGCGTACCAGTAGGCCCTCTCAGGATCGTCGAAGCGGTCGCTATCGTTACTGTTACGCCGCATTTGCAAGGTTGGCTTGCGCGTGGCATTGACAATCTCCTGAGCATCATTGACCCCGATCTCGATCAGCGAATCGCCATCTCTCAGCGTCAGGCGCGCCCAATCATCCAGATGGCTGTTCAGGCTGAGTCGCTTGATCAGCGCCCCGGCCGCCTCTTCGGCGCGCGGATTGTTCTTCACCCGCACCGTACAGCCGCCTTTGACGGCATCCCGAGCCACCGT